TATAGTAAACATAATAGCAACATATATTTGGTTTTTTAAATGAAAAAAAAACATTACAAAAGCATATTCATTTCTGATATACATTTAGGTACAAAAGATTGTAAAGCCGAATATGTTAATAACTTCCTAAAACACCACACATGCGATAACCTATATCTTATAGGTGATATTATTGATGCATGGAAGATACAACAGAATAAATGGAGATGGAAACAAAGCCATTCTAATGTTGTTCGTAGAATATTAGGTCATGCTAAAAGAGGAACAAAGGTTACATACATAACAGGAAATCATGATGAGTTTTTACGACCAATGATTCCATACGGTCTAAACTTTGGTGTAATTGATATAGTAAATCAAGCAGAACACATTGGTATTGACGGTAAACACTATTTGGTTATACATGGTGATATGTTTGATGGTATTACAAGACTAGCACCTTGGATTTGTTTTCTTGGTGATAAAGCCTATGATTTTGTATTAGACCTTAATAATAAATTCAATTGGTTTAGACATAAATTAGGATTTGGTTATTGGTCTTTGAGTCAGTATTTAAAACATAAAGTTAAGAAATCAATGGACTTTATGTTTCATTTTGAAGATAACTTAGCACAGTATTGCAAGAAAAGAGGATTTGATGGCGTTATTTGTGGTCATATTCATAAACCAGAAATTAAAAGAGTTAATGATATGGTATACATGAACGATGGTGATTGGGTCGAGAGCTGTTCAGCACTTGTTGAACATTTAGATGGTAAATGGGAAATAGTTTTTTGGCAAAAGGAAATTTAATGGATAGCAAAGTAAAAGATTTAGCATCAAATAGAACATATTTTAAGCCTTTCAATTATCCATGGGCTTATGACGCATGGTTAAAGCACGAACAATCACATTGGTTACATACAGAAGTACCAATGATGGAAGACGTGAAAGACTGGAAAAAGAAATTAACAAACGAAGAAAAACAATTCTTAACACATATTTTTAGATTCTTTACACAAGGTGACATTGATGTTGCAGGTGGCTATGTTAAGAATTATTTGCCATACTTTCCACAACCAGAAGTTAGAATGATGTTGATGGGCTTTGCAGCTCGTGAAGCACTTCATGTTGCAGCTTACTCACATCTGATTGAAACTTTAGGTTTACCTGAAACAACATACAATGAATTTTTAGAATATGCTGAAATGAAAGAGAAACATGATTATGTTTTAGATATATCAGCACAGAATACCACAAAAGAAAATACCGCAACACATATTGCTGTGTTTTCAGCATTTACAGAAGGTATGCAATTGTTTTCATCATTCATTATGCTATTGAACTTTCCACGTCATGGTAAAATGAAAGGCATGGGCCAAATTGTTACATGGTCTATTGTAGATGAAACACAACATTGTGAATCCATGATTAAATTATTCAGAACATATATAGAAGAAAATCGTGAAATATGGACAGACGATTTAAAGAGCAGAATTTACACCATTGCTGAAAGAATGGTTGAACTTGAAGATAAGTTTATTGACCTAGCATTTGATATGGGTCAAATGGAAGAATTAACATCAGAAGATGTTAAGAAGTATATTCGTTATATAGCAGACCGCCGATTAATCTCATTAGGTTTAAAAGGTGTGTTTAAAGTGAAAAGGAATCCTTTACCATGGGTAGAGGAGATGATTAACGCACCAACGCACACCAACTTCTTTGAGAACAGAGCAACAGATTACGCAAAAGGCGCATTGTCTGGTGATTGGAGTGATGTTTGGGCTCATTAAGGAACTCAAATGACAAACAAAACTTTAGTAGGCGAATGCCTTAACTGTGATTCATCTTACGGCATTCAATTCGTAAATGAATTAGTATCAAAAGAACTACCAGAATATTGTCCATTCTGTGGTGAAGTAATCGAAGATATTCAAGAAGAATATATAGATGAAGAAACTACAGAAGATGATGACGGACAATGGGACTAAATTGGCAATATAAAGGTAAAGACTTTACAGAAGAGCAGATAGAAGATAATTACGGATTTGTATATCTTATAACAAATATAACAAACAATAAGAAATACATTGGTAAAAAATTCTTCTATTCTGCTAAAACAAAACAAGTAAAAGGCAAAAAGAAAAAGTATAAAGCTTTTTCCGATTGGCAAACTTACTATGGAAGTAGTGACATATTGAAGCAAGATGTGTTACAATTAGGTCTTGAAAATTTTAGTAGAGAGATTATTCACCTATGTAAATCAAAAGGTGAATGTAGTTATCTGGAAACTAAAGAACAATTTATTCGTGATGTAATATTAAGTGATGATTACTATAATACATGGATAATGTGTCGAGTTAGAAAATCACATATAAAGGATTACATTGAGCGATATACCAGAAACATTGAGAGAATTTAAAAAAGGCGACCATGATGCCTTTTATTTTGTAGCATCACCTAAAGAAAAGGATGGTAGCTCAACTATTCATTTTGAAGGATTCATGTATAATAATCCAGGTGTGTATGAAACCTATGAATTAGGTCAAATGTATCAAATTATATTGTATAGAGAGGATAAAGAAGGCCTCACTAAAGATTTAGATTTATTTGAAGGCATACTATTAGACCCATACTATTATGTTTCAAAATTATTATCAGGTGGTTGGTATGGTGTAGTAGCAAAGAAATCAACTACATCACACGAATTTGTTGATGAAGCGTATGCAGCACTTAAAAAAACAGAGTTACCAGAATGACAGAAGAAATTAAAGAAGAATATTCAGGTCCAACGATACAAGAAAGGACTGCCAACAAGACCCACGAACTATTGGGTGAAGTTGAAGGTCTATTTGATAATTATATCAAAGATTGGGCTGATATAAAGAATTATTCTTTCCTATACAACATAGGCGTTAAACCTATGCACGCTAAAGCTATTGTATATCATGCTCAAGAACAAATTAAAGCATGGAACGAAGCATTGGTATCAGAAGACGAACAAATTAAAGAAGCGTATAGTTGTTATACCAAAACACAGATGCGTAAGTGTATAACATGGTGGGAAAAGATTATTGAAGATTGTAACCGCATAATTGAAGATGGCAAATTTTTAAGAAAAGATAAGAAGTTTAGAAAGAAACTTACCGGTAAAGCTAAAATCAGGTTGACAAAGTAATAAAAGTATAGTATCCTTGCTATATTGAATCTTATAGGATTATATTATGATACTCGTGGACTTAAATCAGGTGCTGTTAGCAGGTCTTATGGCACAAATAGCAAATCAAAAGAATACCAAGTTAGAAGAAAATCTAATTCGGCATATGGTATTAAACATCATCAGAACTCATGTTAAGAACTTCAAAGGTGAATATGGTGAAGTCATATTATGCTGTGATAATAGAAAGTATTGGCGTAAAGAAGTATTTCCATTCTACAAGGCAGGTCGTAAGAAGACCAGAGAGAAATCTGATTTAGATTGGCATTTAATCTTTGATATGTTATCTAAATTCAAAGAAGAACTTAAAACAAACTTTCCATATAAAGTGATTGATGTTGAAGGTGCTGAAGCAGATGACATCATTGGTACCTTGGTACCTAGATTTGCACCACATCAAAAGATATTGATATTATCAAGTGATGGTGACTTCTTGCAATTACAACAATATGGTGCAAATGTTAAACAATATAATCCATCACAAAAGAAATATGTTAAATCAGATAACCCCATACTTGATTTAAAAGAAAAGGTTATTCGTGGTGATAAGGGTGATGGTATTCCTAATATGTTTTCTCCATCAGATTGTTTTGTCCGTGATTTAAGACAAAAACCTATCACTCAAAAAGTCATGGAGAAGTATTTGAATGAAAACGTGGAAGATTATTCTGAAACTGATAAAGCCAACTATGCTAGAAATAGAACATTGATTGACTTAACAATGATACCTAAAGATGTCCAAGAACGTATCATAAATACATATGATGAAATTAAACCAGCACCTAAAAGTAAATTGATAAATTATTTTATGGAACATAAACTAAAAAATCTAATGGAAGTAATTGAGGAGTTTTAAATGAAAAATATCTATGAAGTGCTTGATGAATTTGAAGAAGCCAACACCAAAGAAGAAAGAATGGCTGTCATACAAAAGAACCTATCACAAACTCTAGTTGGTGTCTTCCAATTAGCATATCATCCAGATTATCAATGGTATTACGATTCAATGCCAGAAGATTATATTGTACCTGATACATTACCTGGTATTTCACGCAATCAATTATCAACGGAAATTCGTAAAATGTATCTCTTTAGAAAAGGAGATCCTGGTGCTGCTAATCTAACACCTGAAAAAAGAAAACAATTATTATTACAATTATTAGAATCTATTGAACCTCGTGAAGCAGAAGTTATCATTGGCATCTTTAGAAAAGATTTAGGTGTAAGAGGTTTGACTTATGATTTTGTAAAAGAGGCATTCCCTAACCTTCTTCCATGAAAGCCAAGGAGTAATATCCAAATATACCAAAAGATTATTGATTTTATCTCTATTTTTAGGTATAAGTAGGTATGCTCCGTTTTGATGATAATAATACCAAATAGCTCTTGACAAAGAGCTAAATCTATGATATAATGGTAGTATAAAAATGATGAAGGATTATACTATGATTATACACATGAGAACACCCAAGTCTAAACCAAAGAAACCAAACAAACAAAAACACGAACAATATGTAGCATGGTTAAAATCTCATGCTCCAAAACAGATTGTTGCCACTCGTGAACTCAAAAAAATCCCACCATTTCGTAGAGAAACACCACACTATCCATCTTTAAATATGGAAGTTGGTGTAGCTACAAAGAAAGCCCCTGTTCAATATACAGGTGATGCCATGTTAGGTGTTGCTACTATGCACAAGAGTAATAGTGTTCCTGTATTTCAACAAAAAGACGCTGAAGACATTTCAAGGATGCGAAGATGATAGCCTATAAACCAAGTAGTAATATTATTCATTTTGAATTTGATACTCGCAAAGAGATTACTACAACCTTTTTCCGTATTCAAGAATATTATGAATCACCATTAGAAGGCCTAGTAGGCAAAAAGTTTTCGGTATATGATTTCTTAATTGAATCTATGGATAACATGGGTAATTTAAATTACTTCAATTTTTGGACAGGCTTTAACTTTCCGGATTATATTCTTAAAGAATGGATTAAATTAAATCCACAAAAAGAATGGACACCTAAAGAAAAAGAACTAATTGATAAAATCAAAGAGAAGGTCAATTGGAATGAAAAGTTTTATGTCATTGGTTCATTAAAGACGGATAAGACTGCATATAGGCATGAAATGGCGCATGCTCATTATTATACTGAAACCTTATATAAGGTTGATATGGACATTTTAACACATAGGCTATTGAGTAAGCATAAGAAACAATACCAAATCATTCGTAAGCATTTAATAAAACTTGGTTATAATACCAAAGTTATTATGGATGAAATTCAAGCATACCTATCTACCGAACCAAAGAAATTTTTAATTGAAGAATTTGGTATCAATTATGAAGAATTATCACCACTTATTAAAAGATACCAAAAGACATTCAAACAATACCGTGAGCAATCATATGAGCTTGAGGTATACCAATAGTTGTTGTAAAAAAACAACAAATGCCAAATAAAGTGCTTGACTGGCAAGTATTCTTGTAGTATAATGGTCTCATATTAATTAGAAAGGTTTATATGGAACTAGTGCAGTCAAAATCACTTCTTGCCAAGTTAATGGCAACAGAAAATCTTATCGTAGAGCAACGCAATGTTGATACGGCATCTTTTGATGTTAAGAACCGTGTTTTAACCGTACCTGTGCTTGATAAGAATATATCAGGTTACCTATATGACCTTTTCATGGGTCACGAAGTAGGCCATGCTTTATACACACCTAGCGAAGGTATGTTAAAAGCTAATGAACTTGAAATACCAATGTCACTTATGAATGTCCTTGAAGATGTTCGTATCGAAAGAAAAATCAAAAACAAATATCCTGGTATTCGTAGCTCTTTTGTAAAAGGTTATCAAGACCTAATTAAAAAAGATTTCTTTGGTATCAATGATGTTGATGTTAATGAAATGAATTTTATTGACCGTATCAATATGTTTTCAAAAGGCGGTCCAACACTTGGTATCAAATTCAATGATGATGAACAATCATTACTTAAAAAAGTAGAATCAACCGAATCTTATGATGATGTTATCGAAGTGGCTAAAGAAGTCATGGAATACATGAAGATGCAAAAAGAAGCCAAAGATAAACTTAAAATGGAAATGGATGATAACGAAGAATACGAAGAAGACAATGATGAAGATGGTAATTCTGATGACGCATCCAATTATGATTTAGAAGGTGAAGGTAATGACGAAGTGAACCAAAACGATCCTGACCAATCAGGCAAACCTTTAGATGATAAAGCAGGTACATCAGCAGGTTCTGAATATTCATCACATACTGATGAAAACTATATGAAGAATCAAAAGAAACTATTTGCTTCTGATGGTTCATCATACTATTACGGTAACATTCCTGATTATGACTTAACAAAATGTATTATTGGTCATAAAGCATTATGGGATAGATATCGTAAATACCAAGAAAAAATGGAATATGAAAGTCGTGGTATCAATATGGACAAGTATCAAAAGATCCGTAAAGATGCTGCTAAGGTTGTATCATATCTTGCTAAAGAATTTGAACTTAAAAAGAATGCTGAACAATTAAAACGAGCATCTATTGCCAAAACAGGCGAACTTAACATGAGTAGAATTTTCTCATATAAGTTTAGTGAAGATATATTCAAAAAGGCAACTATTGTTCCTGATGGTAAATCTCACGGTCTTGTAATGTTCCTTGATTGGTCTGGTTCAATGGCTAATCATTTAGAAAGTACCGTAAAACAAGTAATTAATCTAGCATTATTCTGCCGTAAGGTAAGTATTCCTTTTGAAGTATATACCTTTACATCAGAATATGATGATTATGATGCCAATACAACATATGGCGGTTATCGTCCTACACCTAAAGTTGGTGATATCGCTTGTGAGAGAATGAACCTATTGAATATCTTATCAAGTAAAATGTCATCAGCAGAATTTACTTATGCTGGTGCTGCTCTTGCTAAAATGTCAGCTGGTAGATTCTCTAATAGACCTAGATTCTTTGAATTAGGCGGTACACCATTTAGTGAATGTATTATGGCTGCTATGAAGTTAGTGCCACAATTTCAAAAAGATTATAAACTTCAAATTGTGAATACCGTGTTCTTAACAGATGGTGATGGCCATGCATTGAATCGTGTGGTTAATGAAATGAATGAGCATGGCGGTTTCAGAGCAGATGCATACGATCCTGCAAACGGTGATGATTTCAGAAGTCAAAAAATGGTGATTGTTGATCCTGTTACCAAAAATCAAGAATATGCTCCTGATAGATATGGTCGTGAATTAACAACTACATATATAAAGATGCTTAAAGCTAGAACAAATTCTAATATCGTAGGTTTCTATATTCTTAATGGTAGAGAGTTTAATCGCAATTCATATGATTTCTTTTCAGCCGCTGCTGACCATGATAAGATTAGATTAAACTTCCGTAAGAATAAGTATGCTATAGCGACATCAGCAGGATATGATGAGTATTATTTACTCCGAGCTGAAGGTATGGATACTGATGATGATGTAGAATTTGTGGTTAAAGAAAATGCTACAACAAGAGGTTTAGTATCAGCGTTTAGTAAGTATGCTGGTAATAGATTATCTAACCGTGTAGTGCTAAATAGATTTATTGAAATGATTGCATAGGAGAAATAATGGTGGAATTATCAAAATTTTATTCGGATGACGAAAGACGCCGAGCAGAGGTAGAATATACAGGTAATGGTTTTCTTATTAATTTTTATCTTGATGAGAAACTAATTCAAAAACGAACAACATATTCAGAAGACGATGCTGAAATGATTGCTGAAGATTTTGTTCTAGGTCAAGCTGGCCCTAGTTTATTAAATGAAAATTTAGTTGGCCCAGCTGATTGTTAATATGACACAAACTACCGAAATATTAAATATCACACAAGAAGAATGTGCTGAAGTTATTCAAGCGATATCTAAAATACATAGATTTGGATTCGACATACATAATGCTAAAGAAAATTTAGAACATGAGATTGGTGATGTCCTTTGTATGATTGATTTATTGGTAGAGAATTGTATTGTATCAGATTCTAATATTAATGAAGCAAGAAAAGCAAAAAGAGAAAAATTAAAACTTTGGTCAAAGATTAAGAACCTATGAACCCACATGATTTATTAAAATTCTTACAGACGATATATTGTTTTACTTCTGAAAGTAATCCAATTAAGCCGGTCATAAAACAAAAGATTGATGAACTAAAGAGAGTAGTGTTTCAATGAAGAAAGTTTTGATTACAGGTTCATCTGGCTATATTGGACAACATTTAGTTTCTTTATTGCGCCATAGAGGTGATATTGAACTTCATCTGTTAGATAAAGAAATTGTACCAAAGAGTAAACGATATTTGATTGATATTCGTTCAAGTGATATGATAAGGCATTCTGCTGCAAGATTAGAACACTATGACACAATCGTTCATTTAGCTGCATTGGTTCGTGTAGGCGATTCTGTAAGACAACCTATATTGTATTATGATACTAATATCAATGGTACAACAAACATAATTAAAGAGTTGAGTTATAACAATTTTGTTTTTGCATCTACAGGTGCCGCTTCAAATCCAAATTCACCTTATGGTTATTCAAAGAGAGTGGCAGAAGATATAGTTGCCGGATATTGTGATAACTATACCACTTTTAGATTTTATAATGTTATTGGTTCAGAACATGGAATTCAACCTACTAATCCCGATGGATTGTTCCATAATCTCATCCAAGCGACCAGGACAGGTGAGTTTAATCTCTATGGTAATGACTATGATACTAAAGACGGTACTTGTGTGAGAGAGTATGTCCATGTTATGGATATTTGCCTTTCTATCATCAAAGCCATTGATAAACCATCAAATAAGATAGAAAACCTTGCCTATGGAGACACTAGGACGACCTTGGAGATAGTTAATGAGTTTAAACGTATACATAATACTGATTTTAAAATAAACTATCAACCAAGACGACCAGGTGATTTAGAAAAATCTTACCTAGATAATCCATCGACATATATGGAAAGGAATTACACATATGAAGAAATGTTACGGTATAATTAGACGTATTAGATTGACTTTTTACTTAATTTTTGTTAGGATAGCACGAATGTTTTGGATGAATTTAGATACTACAGAATCGCTTCAAGAAGAATACAAGGATATTCATAGGGCTTTGTATGGTTTTGCACCACAACCAGATAAAGACTATTCTGCTAGACAATGGAGTAATACAAGATGGTTAAAGTTACAGATTAAAAAGACACACCATGTCATTAAGAAGTTAAAGAAGACACCAGAAGGTAGAAGTAAGTTAATACAACGAAATATATTTTTTTAAAATTTAAGGATTATTATGTTAAGACCGATTGGCGATAAAATTATTGTAAAACTGATTGAAAGAAACTTAAAGACACAATCTGGTATTATCCTATCATCTAATGACCCAGCCGAGGCACAAAAAGGCCGTGTGGTTGCTGTAGGTAATACTGTTAAAGAGGTTAGAGTAGGTGATGCTATTCTTCCTAACTGGCAAACTGCTTCACAAACTAAATTTGAAGACGAAGACTATTGGATTGTCACCGAAGAAAATGTGGTTATGATATTTGATGATTTTGTTGAAGAAACTGATATCGTAAGACACGAAGACAACCTACGAGCATTCCCTAAACTACACTAATATGAAAAAAATAGCTGATTGGGACAAAAAAAGACTTTCTGAACTAGCAGAAATCGGAAAATGCGGCTGTGGAAAGACAAAAGACCCAAATGGATGGTGCGATAGCTCTCATTCTACGCTAACCAAAGAAGAAATCGATAAACTAAACAAGAATTCACTAGTCAAAACTAAAAAATATGTTTCAATCTAAATTCCTTACAGTTTTTCCAGCGTTTCCAACGATTTTCCTATTCCTCCTACTTACCGGATGCTCATCTCTTGAGAAAACGTGCATAACCTCAAAGGATTCCAGTCAAATTCAGACTGGAGAATTTGTCCGTTGCACTCCGGGATTCAAAAAAGACTTTTAAAAGACAAAAATATGACTTCCAAACACATTTCTAACACATTTTCTATACAACTTACAGATATCCAGATGGAATGCATCATCGTGGGAGAACTCCAAAGACAACTCGAAGTCGCTCTCAAGTATAAAGAAGACAAGGAAGAGATAAAACTCGCTATGTCCTTAAAAGATGTCTTACAATTTTACATGGAACCAGATGCTTACAAGAAATATATCAAAAAATTAGACTGTAAGCATATTCATAAGTATGATTCATCAAGATTTGTGATTGGCTTGTGATAATTTGGAGAAGAATATATGATTGTTATGTGCATAGTTTTCTTTATCATGGGTATCCTGATAGGTATTAATGTAACCCATGATTGGAAAAGTAAAGATAGGCAGAAATTATTTGAAAAAATAGATGATGAAGTCCGTCATGAACTGTATATCAAGACAAATCAAGTGGTATCTCTACAAGAAGATGTGAGTTTTTTAAGAAAGCGACTTAAATTTCTAGAGGATAAAAATGGATAATTTTAATATATTCAATTATAATCTACCTTGGCCTCTGATATCCGCCTTTTTTATTGTATGTGTTGTGTATATTTTATGGCTTGAACACGATAAAAAAGATGCTATGATAAAAGAAGAAGTTCCTAAGTTTCCTGGTGGTACTTTTGCTTACTTACTATCAGATTATAAGAGATGGAAGAGAAATCTGATAAAATATGATGGTTGGACTAAAGAAGAGATTGAAAGAGGATACAGATGGACAAAATTAAAATAGGTAAAGATGACGTATTATTGGGATTAATCGTTATATTAATAGCGATGATTTGGTACTATGGCTCAGAATATCATAATAATTATATTGATGAAGTGACTAGAATAGACTCCGTGGTAAAGTCTGTAGATGAATTAGAAACTAAACTGATAATGTCTAATGAAGTGATTCAAACGCTCAAGGTTCAATTAGCCGATAAAGACTTGGAGATTATAGACCTCCAGGAAAAAATTAAGGGAACACGAAAACCCTCCGGAAAAAATTTCGATTCCACAAAAAAATAGGCTAGAAAAAAAGTTACTGAATTCAGAGTCCGACCATGGATGGCTTTTTTTTATAGGACACATAGCGATTCTTAAGCCGCCTCCAAAAAAAAGAGGTGCCCCAATGGACACCTCCGGAGAGTGGCGCTGACTAGACGCCGATAAAACTATTTGAACTGCTCGAATGAGCTCGTTGATTTGAACTCAGCGAATTCATCATGCTGAAACCACCTAGAGTCCGATACAGCATATTTTATTACCAATCCTAATACAATACCAATTAATAGTCCTTTAAGCATTTTCTACCTCCCTAATTATTGATTCAACCTTGTCCACTGCTCTTCTATCATACCCGCCAATGTGCCAGTCATAATAGTGCCTAGGGGTATCACCGTATTCCTTCCAGTCGTATATGGTCACCACCGTGCCATCGATTTCTAGCACCCATTCACAGGTCACCTTATCGGATGGGTCCTCATCTGGACCGTAGGATGGTTCACCGAAGGCTGCCACCAGTGTATCATAGTCCGTATAGACTTCGCCTTGGAGGGAAGTGCCTCCTGCTGAAGATAGCTTTTCGATTCTCATACAGGCTCCTTTCTGGATTCCATCAAGTTGAACATGATGCATTTAGCACGATTGAGGAACTGTCTAGCTTGATTCGCTTGGTCTGGAGATACCCAGCCGTCCTCGTTGAATTCAGCGCTGATGATTTCCTGTGCATCTGATAGGATACCAGCTGCGAACATGAGCTCTGTGCCTGGGAAGGCTTGCTCTTTTACCATTCTCATAAGGGACGCTTTAGAGCATCCGTAAGCTTGTAATTCCCAATCTAATTTTTCTTTTTCAGTCATATTTTTCTCCTTTTTAATTGTATGGCTAGGATAACACATCCATGCCAAAAGTCAAGCATTATTAAGCGATTTCTGCTAAATAATCTCGATAATCAATGGTGGGTTCGGCATAGCGGATCTCGCCTTCGTATTCGAGCTGGCTCTTTTCAAATGGAGACATCCAGTCATCCGCTTGGAGGGAGTATCCGATAATGTCTGAGCGGAAGAAATTGTTATTCTCCTCGATGTCCAAGCGAACCATCTCCACAACCTCAGCTGGGTCCACGCCTTGTGGAATGTTAGTGATTTTGTAGGATTGACCACCCTTCATTTTCCAGCGGTAGTCACCAGTGAAACCTTGGTGGGCGGCATAATTTTCTTGGTCTTGCGTATCGATTACTAACATACTCATTTTTTTATCTCCTTATCAATTATGTTCCATTATACAGAAAATGGATGGAATGTCAAGCAGAATTTTAGCCCCCTATGGAAGACGACCAGGGGTGGATTAGAAGACCAGATTAATTGCTGCCTTACCAATGGTGTCCATTATACAGAAACCAATGAAAAAGTCAAGCGAAATCTAGGGGGCCTAGGGGGCTTGACTTTATTGCCAGATGTGATATAATAGGGGGCTTAATTACAGCCCAAATACTGCTGAAACGGAACCACTCCACCGAATCCGTTTGGAGCCCATACGGTCTGATAGATGGGGCGGCAACCTCGACCGAACTGGCCAACGTAGGGATTAGCATTGTATCCATAAGAGCGATTAAGCTCATATCCTACGATGCCCCCTATAATAGCTGGAGCGATCCAATTGTTACCACCGCCATGATGGTACCCACCGCCATATCCGCCTCTGAACCCATCGTGAGCCTGAGCCCCGATGGAGACTGATAATAATAGAACTGCTAATAATTTGCTCATGCTTTAATCTCCTCTGCTTCCATATCATGATACCACACTTCCCTAGTTTCCCATCCGTCTTCCTCATAGAGGACATTTGGATCTCCACTAGAATTCATTACTATTTCCATTGCCTCTTCAGCAGAGTCAGCCTCGATTGTATGAACCTCGGTCTCGATAAACTCTACCAATTTTGGTAGCCTTACTGTAAACTTAGCCATTTTATTTTCTCTCCAAAATATAGAGCCCGATGGTTATTATTACTAGTCCGATCCAGAGCCCTATTAAAAGTGTTATTAAATTATTCATAGTGTAGCCATCCTAACATATCCATACCAAAAGTCAAGCATTATTTTAGCGGTATAGATAGCCACCTGCCCAATCAGCGATTTCCTTCAATAATTCTAGATCCTTAACGATATTGAAACGGACACCCTTGGCAGGGGCTTTAAAGCTAGCTGCCTTATAGATATCGCCAGTCGCCTTCTCCACGAAGCAGTGGACAGAGCCTGAAAACTTAACCAATTGGCCTGTCTCCACATCATAGTCATGGCGGACAAGCTTATAAAAGCGCTTGCCTTCTTGGATATCAATCTTCAATACATTATGAGTCCACTTGGCAGCATAATTGTCCTCGATAACCTCACCTAAAACCTTACAAAATCCTAAAACCGTCATATTTTTCTCCTTATTCATTATGTTACCATTATATCAGAACTGGCAAAAAAGTCAAGCATTAATTGAAATAATCGCCAGGGCTACAATAGTATGAATTTTCAAGCATAGGCATATCCATCCAAGCATATGGCCCCATGTTTAAGGCATCCATAACCTGACGGTTCATCCATTGCATGGCTGAGCCAGCATCGGGTGCCTCCACATCATAGATGTTATTCAATACATGAAAGTGGTATAATTGCATTTTTTATCTCCTTTGTCATTATGTTACCATTATACATGATTCCTACCAAAAGTCAAGCATTTTTTAGCCCCAAATAGTGCTTGACTTTCCCCTTGGATATGATATAATGGTTCCACACCGCCCCTGCGTGCTAGCTCCAATATGACCGTTTTATGACCAAAAATAGTGCTTGACTTTCCTGCCAATTAGTGTAGAATGGTACTTGAATTAATAAGGAGATATAAATGTTATTGACTAGAGGCAATCCAAAAATCATGAAGGGCGAAAAGAAGGGCTACCTAACCAGTATCCTCCATTTAGCACCTGCTGACTTATCAGGCCACCAAACCTGTCCTAAGGCAACCGCAGGCTGTAAAGCTGCTTGCTTGAATACAGCAGGCCGTGGTGGTATATTCAAGAAGGGCGAAAATACCAATGTAATTCAGCAAGCCCGTATCCGTAAAACCAAGCGCTTTTTTGAAGCTCGTGAGCAATTCATGGAAGAGCTAGCACTTGAAATACAGAGCACCATCAAATATGCTGAAAAGAAGGGATTAATCCCTGTATTCCGTTTAAACGGCACCAGTGATATCGCATGGGAGAAAATCAGAGTAGGACAATACCGCAACATGATGGAAGCATTTCCTACTGTCCAATTCTATGATTACACCAAAATAGTCGGTCGCACTGTACCATTCAATTATAACCTAACCTTTTCTGCTGCTGACGGAAACGACCACGATGTTTACCGTGCTATCGAGCAAGGTTATAATGTAGCAGCAGTATTTGATAAGGGCTTACCAGAGCAGTACCTAGGTCTCCCTGTGATTAATGCTGATGACACCGACCTTCGCTTCCTTGATCCTAAGGGTGTTATTGCCGGTCTCAAGGCGAAGGGCAAGGCTAAGAAGGACACCAGTGGTTTTGTCAAGAAAACCATACCAATCGCACTAGCTGCTTAATCAAATAGAAGTCAGGCACCCCAAAAAGTGCTTGACTTTTTTATTGGATCGTGTATAATGGTATTTACCGGTTGGAGAGGAGAGCAGAGGTTGCGTGCTATTCTTATAGTATAGTCCGCTCGAAAGTGCTTGACATTTTTGCCATTTCATGTATAATAGCAGTTTAATAATAAGGAGATAAGAATGACTATAACACGGAACCCAAATACGGGTGTTATAGAGGTGTCCGATATCATTAATAATCAATTGGTATCCATGCGCTTCTATTT